GCAGTCTTGGCTCCTTGCTCGCCGAACCGGATGATCTTCTCAGAGCCATTGGTGCAGGCTTTGACGATGTGCGACTTGGTCGGGTGGCTCGGGGTGCGCTTTGGCTTGTTGCAGGCCATTGCGCTTTTGTCGACTCGCTGGACCATCATTTGCTCCGGGCTGCGCGCATGTTGTCGACGAGGTTCGGATAGGGGCGACCCGCAGCTTTGGCCGCAGCTTTGGCACTGGCCTTTGCGGAGTCAGAGAGCTTGGAGGGTTTGCCCAGAGATGCCGGACGCTTCTTGTCCCAGATCGGTTTCGGTGCTGGCTTTGCTTTCTTAGGCATTGCGATGCTCCTTGATGAAAGCGTCGAGCTTGTTGTCTAGTCGATCCAACCGATCCAGCACGCGATTGATGTCGTTGTGGACATCGACTTTGGTCACATATTCCTTGGCGATCTCTTCTCTGGTGCGATTGAGGAGGATGCCGAGGCGATGAAGCTCATTTGTCTTCTCTCGCAAGAAGAACCCAAGCAGACCAACCACCAAAGAAAGAACCGTGTTCCAAAGCATCAGCTCCATGATTGGTCTCACGCCGCATAGGGGTTGATCCGCTCTCGCTTTGGTTGCTTGGGCTCATCGATGTCCCTCGCCTTCGGAAGCTCAAACCAACCGTCGTTCTTCAGATAGATCACCGCCTGTGTGAATGTGTCAACATAGTCGTCGTGATCTGCGACCGGGAACTTGGTCAATTGCTTCATGAAAGCATCGGCCCAACTTACTGGCAGCCCTCTATTCTTGCCTGACTCTGGGATCCAAAGCAACCCCAATTCCAGAGTGGGAGCAGCTTGATGAGCGCGCGATATTTTGTCAGCGGCTCCGGGATTGTAGGCGACCACTGGCACTTTGGCCAGACGCAGATCTTGAATAAGCGATTGACCAGAGGCTTTGGCCTCGACCAAGATGCGGTCAGGGCGCCGCGCGCGGTTGTGCGGGGATTGCTTGGTCATTCCGCCATATTCGGTCTGCCAGTCGTTGATCGCCCGTTTGCGCAGCTCGGGATAGGACAGATGCTCGTCCCATGCGTCAATTAGCATTGCGTTGCGCTCACCATCATGGGTGAAGATTGCCCAGACTGTGCAAGCTGTCGGGTCGCCCGTTGTCTTCTCGGTGAATGCGCAATCGTACGACTGCAGAATGTACTCAAACGGAGGGAGACCCTTCTCCGATGGCCAAAGGTTGAAGAACTTGGTCTTGAGGATGCCGCCTTCGGCTGGCGTGGGATCTTGCTGCAGCTGCCCGGCTGTGCCATAGGCTCCGAGCGATTGCTTCAGGCTGGCGATCTCTTGCTCGCCGAAACGGTCTGGGCAGATCAGCTCGCCCTTGGTCTCTCGAGGATCGTACGGGCCGAGGACAGTCTTGCGCTTGACGCCATCCCACTCTGCCGGAATGCAGATGTGCTCCCATCCCCCGATCTCGTTCAGGATCAGACCGCTGACGTCTCGTTCATGCAACCTCTGCATGACGGTGACCATTGCATCCTTCTTGGGGTCGTTGAGACGGGTCGACCAGACCATGTTGAACCATTCAATGGCCGACTCGCGCATTACGTCAGACTGTGCCTCTTGCGCCGAATGCGGGTCGTCGAGGATCAGGCGCGAGCCGCCTTCGCCCGTCGCCGTACCACCCACAGAGGTTGCGATACGGTAGCCTGTCTTGTCATTCTCGAACCGCTGCTTTGCGTTCTGGTCGCCTGCCAAGGCGAACAGATGCCCCCAACGCTCCTGATACCAAGGCGACTGGACCAATCGACGAGCTTTGAGATTGTCTCGGATCGAGAGGTTCGAGGAATAAGAGGCACAAAGATACTTGTGCTGAGGGTCGGCCAGCCATTCCCACATCGGCCACATCCCGCTCACAATGGTCGATTTGGAATGGCGAGGTGGGATGTTGATTAGCAGCCTGCGGATGTCGCCCGCTGTCACTGCCTCAAGATGCTCGCAGATTTCCTCGATGTGCCAAGACGGTATGAAGTTAATTCCCGGCTCGACCACATGCCAAGATTGTTTGACGAACTCGTACAATGACGCCGAGGCCAATCGCCTTTCGCGCTCCCGTTTGATCATGTCGAGCATGACCGCTGGGCTCAGGGGCGCATTCATTCGGCGTCAACTGCCTTGGTCAGCATCTTCTGCATGGCCAATAGCTCATCGTCGTTCAGACCTTTGAGGTTGAGCGAGGCGATCGCGATCGGTCCGCCGCCATGGCCGGTGTGCTCCTGAACGACCCTATCACCGTACTTGCGCGGTGCGATCTTGGACGCATGCCAACGCCGAGCGTCCATGCGGTTGCGCGCACGATGGTTGTCGGTCTCGGTGTCGGCGATCTCGATGGTTTGATCAGCGAAGTAATCTGACTGAATCTGCCGAGCTCGCGCGTACTCTTGATAGAGATCTTCGGAGCTCTGCGCCCAGTTTATGAACACACCATAGTCCGGCTGATCTTCCTCTTTGCAAATGCGCGTCAGAGATTCGCCATTCGACATCCGCCATAGAATGTGACGGAAAACTTCCAGATCTACGTTCTTGCTGGTGTATCCACTCGATTGTGCTTTGGGAAGGCGACC